GGGGACAGGCAGCATAGGTGTTTTTTCTAAGTCTCATTTTAACGGGTCAGTTCACCCCCTTTTTGTCGGCTTTTTCTCGGATTTGAATATAAAAAAGCACTCAATCAGTGATTAAGTGCTATGCTTAAATTATAATTTTTTAACGAGACTTTTAATAAAATCTGTAAATGTGTTCGCAACTAAGAAAAAGTCTCCTTCTGATTTTCTGTACTCATGATCCCAAAAATAAATTTTCCCAATGTTATCTCCTTTGGCCTGTAGACATATTTCATTTCCAAAAGGAGAACTTGCAATCGGAATAATACCTTCTGGAAACCGTTCTGAATAAGAATCAATTTTATCTTGGATATCAAGATCAAGTTCGGTTTCTTCTAAGCCATAGAAGAATTCCACCACCTGAAATTCATCTTCTGACCATGTATCTTGCTCTAATGATTTATAAAAAACATCATCATCGCATATCATGCTTGCCCCATATTTCAAAAGAAATTGCTTATAGTCATCCGGTAGCTTTATTTTATATTTTTTTTCAATTTCCTCAATTTCTTCTTTTACATGATCCTTTTCGGAAAAAATCTCAATTTCGAAGTCCTTTAATTTTTCTTCGATTTCATTAAAGCTCATTTAATATCCTCCTCTCAAATCTGAAGCAGAACCAATATGCGGAACATTTTTATGCAAATCGGTTGGGATTAATTGAATTGTAGTTCCATCTAAATGATGTGGTGTTAATTTTTCTTTTCTCAACCATATCTTCGCTTGGTTTAAACTTTTTAGGTTTTTATCTTCCATAATCCTTTCATATACCTTATCAAAGTCTGCTTTAGTACCTTTTAATTCACCACTTTCAAACTTTATATCTTTCCCAACTTTCCAAGGAGTAAAATCTGGTCGCCCATCCTTAAAAACAATAGGCTTACCTTTTGTGACTGTAAGTACTTCTGGTTTATCAGAATACCACTTGCCGTTTCCTGGAGTACCATCCCAGATCCCGCCTGTTCTCGGCAATCTGGTTTTCGGGTTGAGTGATCTTGCAAATTTTAGAAGGCGTTCTTTAAAGGTTACATCATTTATTGTATTGTATGGGAAAGCCCCGATGTCTGAAGCAAGTTGGGGAGCAAAAGCATTTGACTTCTTTTTTAATTCGGCAGCAGCTTTTTTAGACGCTTCTGCTCCTTTTTCTGTTAGGGTTCCTGTCGCCTTTCCTACTTTACCTGCTACCTTTCCACCTGCTGATGTAACTGAACTGACTCCTTTAAATCCTAATAAATTTGCAGCTACATATGTAATGTAGTGAGCTCTTGTGTAAGCATCGCCGTGTACCACATTTTTATCCCAAGACTCTTGCATAGACTTTTTTATCATTTCGGTATAAATAGGAGTGTTTATTGCTGCAAAAATAATAGCATTCTTTTTCTCCTTATCTGTTTTAAATGCATATTCAGTAACACGATAGCTTAAATCTTTCACTCCAACAGCGGTATCAATTGCATAGTCATACAATGCTACAGCCGATCCTTTTATACTCTCTAATATGTTCTTTCCATCTTCCAGAGTTCCTTTAATCGGATCTGCTCTGAACTCATAGGCTTCTTCAATGGCAGTAACATAATTCATCTGCTCAGATGTAAGATTATCATATCCAATCTCTCTAGCAACTTTGAGAAATTCATCCGGATCATCATACAACTTTTCAAGTTTTTTCTTTAACGTATCAGTATGACTCATAGGTTCTATTTTGCTAGCTTCTTTTTCAAGCTTCGATCTCTTATCCAGCTTATCCAACATGACGCCCATCGCTGTGTCTTGTCCACCACGTAAAGCATCCATCTCATCTGGCTTTAAAATCGAGCCTTTTTGGTAACCGGTAATTTCAATTTTAGGGCCTGTGTACATTTTTTCAAGCCGGCTTATGTATCTCTGCATCGTTTCCAGGTCGTTTTCAGCGGTTTTAAGAGCGCTTGTCTGTTCGCGGTCGAAGGCGTGCAGCTTTTCAATTGTCTGATTGATTTCCTTTAAAGCTTTCTGATTCTGTTCGTGAAAACCGCTGTCATTCAAATCAGGCAAATCGACAATGTGGCTGACTTTTGCGATCGTGGCATTTGTTTTAGAAACCAAACGCTTCGTAGTGCGGTCGGCCGCATTCAATCCTTGTTCCAGCTCGTGCTCAAGAAAGCTTTGCGAAATAAACCCGTTATGGTTTGGTTCCAGGGAATTCAGCGCGCTTTTCATTTTCTTCAGCGTGGAACTGTATTCCTCTATAAACGTATCATAGAACTGTAGAAAAGGGGTGTGGCATTCCTCGTAAAAGGCACGGATCGCGTCGCCGCCTTTTCCTTTTAAAGCATCATCAAGTGATGTAAGACTCTCTACGGCCTTTTTGACTTTGTTGAATTCATCTGATTGATGTTTTAATTGTTCCAGCGTTTGATCAATGGCTTTGTGCAACGCCTGAACATCAAGTGTCTTCATAGCATTCTCCTCTAATACTAAAGTGACATACCACGAAATATTTTACCACTTTATAGAAAAGAATTGGTGAATAAATCCTGTCAATCCATGAAAATGAATCTTATTGAGTAGGTCTTATACCCTGACAAGTTCGACTTGTTATTTTCAAATGCCAAAAAAGGAAAATCATTGTCAAAAAATGATCCTTTATGTAAAATGAATCATATGCAGAAAAAGGAAAAGACCAGACATTAATTTTTTGAATATTTAAAAACAACTATATGAAAGGATGCTGGGGGCATTGGAAGCTAAAGTTGCGTTTGAGAAAGTCGGTAAAATGCTTAATGATTGGTATTGTTTTATTAGACAAAACAATATTCAAAATGCTACTAAACTGCGGGAAGAAATTAAAAATATACTGCCTAATATGAAGGAAAATCAAAATGTGCTGTTATATTTTAACCTTATAGATTCACGATTTAAACTGATGACTGAGAATTACAAAGAATCTGGAGATCTGTTAAACGATATCAAATCAAAAGCTTTAGAATCCTGTACTGATGATATGATTCAGTACTATTTCTATTTCTTTTCTGGATTGTATGAGTTTTATAAAAAAAGATTTACCAAAGCCATTAATTTTTATAGAATCGCGGAAAGTCGTCTACATAAAATCCCTGACGAAATCGAAAGGGCAGAGTTCAATTATCAAGTTGCCATTGCATACTATGAAATTCGGCAAAATTATTTTTCCTTAAATCATGCTGAAAGAGCATTAGAGAGTTTTAAAGCAAACGGTATGTATTCCAATAGAACAGCAACGTGTCAAATGGTTATTGCCTGTAACAAAATGGATTTACTTCAATACAATGAAGCTGAAGACATTTTCAAAAGAGCAATTAAGGATGCTGCTCAAGCAAATGAAAAAAGGGCTGAAGCCCTGGGATATTTCAACCTTGGCATATGTTATGAAAGACAGGAAAAGTTAGACGAGGCCCGACAATCCTTTGAATCAGCATTGGATATTCCAGAGCATCAAAGATCAGTTTATTCTGTCCGAAGTATGTATATGTTAACCCGGGTGCTCTGTAAAAAGGGTTTTATTGAAGAGGCGCAAGAATGGTACAAAAAAGCAATCTATGAAGCTGCTAAAGCTGGAGAAACAACATATGAAGCCAAACTGAATATCATAAAATCTTTATATATGGATTTAAACGAGACATCATTAGAGAAAGGATTTAATGTTCTCAAGGAAAATAACCTCTGGAGTGATGTTGCGGAATTGTCACAAAATGCAGGTAAACACTTCAAAAAGAAGGAACACCAGGCACTTGCGGCGAAATATTTTGAGAAAGCATTAATTGCCAAAGACCAAATCCAACGATTAACGGAGGGGATTGACTGATGAAAAAATTCCTGATCACCCTGGCTACAGTATCATTTACAAGCTTTATGTTATTAGGAGCTGTTCATACACCGAGTGACAACTTAGTCAAGACAACAACTATAAAAGTAGCTGAAAATGGAGCTTTCGGATAAAAATTCGCGGACTCATAAGAGTCTGCTTTTTTTGTTCTTAACAGCCCTCAGATTATCCCGAGAGCTGTCGCCAAATTATAAATGGCCCGCCGTTTGACCTGATAGTATTTGTCCTTTTTCAGCCCCATCTCCATATAAATCTCAATGTCCTTTATTTTTTGGGGAGAGAGATACTTGGCCTTTATAATCTTTAATTCATCATCATCAAGGCTTTGTTTAAGCGCCCTATCCATCTGACAAACTTTCAATTCATTTAAAGAGTGCTGGTCCCTTAGCTGCGGGAAAAGGTTATTCATCCCGGCTGTTTCCCGTTCTTTCCGGTTTTCAAGTTGGACCTTCAAAGCCTTATATCTTTTTAACTCCCTTATAATCGTGTTTCTGACTTCTTTTTCGTCTATAGGCGGCAGAAAAGCCAATTGTTTAGCTAACAAGATCCACCCCTCCTTAAAATAAAAAAGACACTAAACAAACGCTTTTTTGCGCTGGTTTAGTGTCCGCAGGCTCTCCGTCTTGGACTTTTAAATTTTGAAGTTAATAATATTATCTTCCAAAGGCTTTTCATTAAATTCTAACAAAAATCCTTTTTCAACATTAGATAACTCCTCTATGTCCTCACGATTTAAAGACAAATCATCAACTAATTGTCCTTTACTCTTCACTTCATGATTAATTATTAATTCAAAAGCTTGTTTTAGAACTACAGGTTCCTCTACAATAAGCTCTTCAAATGGTTCTGATTTTCTCCATCCCTTACTAGAGATTTGCCTCCATAGATAAGACTTTTGATAATCAGATATTAAACCCAAATCTGATGCCCTGTAAACAAGAGCTTGAATTGACACTTTCCATCTCTTTTTCATTAAAACAAAAAAGTCTAAGGAAGATCCTACAAATTCCTCAATAAACGAAGATCTAGGCATAAGAAAAGCTGAAGCAAATCGATCAGCTTCTTCCTCTATTCTTTTATATATTTGTTTATTGTTAAATTCACTTTTTTTAATATACCGGTGTAAAATTAAATGACCTAATTCATGTGCTAAGTCGAATCGAGTTCTTGATGACGATTGTTTATTATTCCCTAAAAGAATAAAGGGTCTTCCATTCTCATCCCATTCAGAACAGGCATCGATTTTTATATCTGAAAAATTTACTTTACTAATTATTACACCGTTTTTCTCCAATAACAAAAGTAGATTACTTATCGGACCTTCATTTAGATTCCAAAACTTTCTCAGGGTCATTGCCAGTTCATCAATTTCTTCAAAATGTACTGGTTGAAAAAAATTTTTTTGATTAATAAGATTAGGAAAGTTCACTTTTGGAAAATCAAGAATATCCTCTAAATAATATTGAATTTCCTTTAACCACTCAAGTTTGATTTCATGTATTTTTTTTAATTTGACAGAAGAAACTGCTCTACTTCTAAAGAAAACTGTTTTGTCTTCTCCTACTACCTTCTTAGTTTTCAAAAAGAACCTAAACGGGAGGTTCAATTCCTTAACCATTTTATCAAGAACTTGTGATCCTGGAATTGATTGACCTTTTTCATACTTAGATATCATTTGGTGAGAAACTCCGATCATTTCTGCAAATTCTCTGGTTGTTAGTCCTCTGGCTTCTCGTCCCATCTTTATTCTTTCCGGAACTATGGACGAGAATCGTTTAAGACGATCCTCCACTTTTTAGCACTCCTTGAGCAAAATTTTTAAAACCCACCAATTGTTCAGGTTTAATTTCATTTTCCTCTTGTAATTTTTTCCTGACAATATGTAACTCCTTAGTTAAATCAAGAAAATCATACCATCCACCTTTATTATCAGGTATCCCCAGATTAGCAAATGACAATTTTCCGTCTTCATTTCCATGAGTTAACTGTAAATAAGCAGGTTCTTCCTTTATTTCATTTGTTTCAGTCCAATATAGTTGATTGCTTTTTTGGAGTATTGATCTAAATTTAGCATTTCTAGCGGTTTTAAATTTATCTGAGACACGGCTTACTGTCAATTTCATATTCTGACTTTCTAACTCAAGATGCAAAGCCGAACGATTAGAATTAGGTACTACAGAAGGTTTTAAATTAACTGTTCCGTTTAATGCTGCCTCATAAAGAACATATTCCACTGCAATATGGTCTAAGTAACCTCTATGCCTCTTTCCAATATCCCATTTAAAAAAAGATGTCTCATTCATACTTTGTGTTACTAAGTCATAACCAGTTTGTATTAAATTAACAAAGTTGCGACGAATATTTAAGGGTATTTCTTTATTTATAATTTCTTTTGCATTAATAGGAAAAACAATATCCAAATTAACACTCCCTATCCCATATTCTTTGCAACCATTTTACACTTTAAACTGTTTTTTGGCAACCAATATATATACAAGTGCAAATTAAGTCTCACTTAAAAATAAACAGAAGTACTCTTCCCCCTTTTTTCTAAGTTACACATTTGCCATAAGGACGGCTAAACCACTTTTACTATTTAATCTTGTAACCAATTCGATAATCGACTCGGGCAAAGTCACCCTTCGCTGTTTCAATGATCGTTTTTCCATGTTCCGGCGCCTCTGCTTCGTAAGCAACACCGTTAACGCCATCTAAAACGATGACAGTTACTTTCCCACTTTGAATTTTGCTATTAACTGAAAAATCCTGATTGATGTCTAACTCTCTTGGACGGTTCACTTGCATCGCTCCCTATGCTATGATTGAAGTGCCCATATTGTGTACCATAGCCGGAGCAATCGCTTCGGTTTTTTTTAGCTAATAGGTGCATAGAGGTGGACGGCTTGTCCATCCTCTTCCTCTATGCGAAAAAGCAAATACCATTGTGTTTGATCATGCAGCACCGTGTTCCTCATCTTCCTGGTCATCCTGGCTGTCATTTTCAGCTGACGAGTCTTCTTCAGCCGGCGCATCGTTTTCTTGCTTGAATAGCGGCTCCGCTTCTGCGTCCTGGTCTTGCTTCCAGTCCCACCATGTATCTGCAAGCGGCGCAACTTTCGCGAAATATTGATCCATTAGATCAACAATTTTGCCCGAAGAGATGTCAAGCTCAGACGCCAATTTGCTATAGGATTCACCTTCAATTTTGCGCTTCACGAAATTAGGAAAGTCGCTCGGAAACTCCTCGAAATTGGGCGCCATTCCGCTTGTGATAAACTCCTCTATAATTGTCCGTTCGATCTGTCGTTTTTCTTTTTTGGTTGGAATGTTTTCTTTAGGCAACCCAAGCTCAGCCTCAAGTTGTTCGGGCTGCGGCTCAACCTCTGATACTACTCCATGCTGATCAACCTTATAGCTGGTTGTAGGTTTGTTCGTGTTAGGATTGATTTCAACGTTATAATTGACCAGTGTTGATTCCAGTTGGGATTCCACTTTTTGATCAATCATTTCAGAGAGGTGTTGAATCTTCCCGTCTAAATCCGCACTATTGACCTCCAAGGTAATTTCCGTTAAGCCCTTCGGTTTCATATTCACCTTTTTTACAATTGCTTTGAAATCAATGAAAGACATAATTGTTCCTCCTCCTGAGATAATGGGGTAACTTTAATTTCAATTCTTGGTTTCTCGCTATAAAATTTACTGACATGCAAATCTACAATTTGGCTGTCATCTTGCCATAACACTTTGTTAAGACCGTCCTTGATACCCTTGATATAGTTATCAACGTCCGGTTTTTTGCTGGGCCGGAGCTCTCCTCTTTCAGCTGCAGCGGCCTTTTTCTTGCTAAAACTCTTAAGAGTCGATTTATAAACCTTTACTTCTAACTCCAGCGGCCCTTTGAATAGATTAGGAGGGCGATGATCAGAAGCGGCCAATTTCACATACTGCTTGAAATCTCTTGATTTCTTAGGGTCATACATCCGTACCATTCCGTTGATAGTCGTTGCACGGGGACGCCCTTGCGCAACTGGCTCTCCGTAAATCGTGAATTCAATCATTTCTGTGGCTCTCCTATTCTGATAAATAATGTGAATGGAAGAAAGGTCAATCTGATTAACCTCATTCCGTTGACTAAATGAATTTCAAAGCCGATGTTCCAATTCAGAAGCACGATTGCAAGGAAAAACCTCGGCATTATCTCATGACCTCCCGGCGTCGCTCTGTCAGTTCGTCAAACCATTTTTCATCCCCCAAATCCAAGGCAAGATCAATGAGTATCTGAAAATCCTTGTCGCCAAGTCGATCATCGAGTTTAGTTACAGAATTAATTGAAACGCGCGATACAGAGCTGGAGGGAATATGGACTAAAAGTTCTCTTTGCCCTTTAGCTATAACAAATGCATTTCCTTTGAATTTACGTGAATTTATATAAATCCAGTCGCCAACTTCAATCAATTTCTTCTACCTCCCGTCATCAGATAGCCAGCTATGAATCTTTGAATCTTCTCTTCTGGCGTGAATAATAATAAATGCTAAACATCGTAGTGATTGAAACACTCTCATCAATCTTCCGCCTCGCATGACATTTTACGGCCAAAATCAGATTTCACTTTTATGTGAAGCCGCTCAAGTTCGGCAAGCGGTAGCTCATGGAGCTGACGGCCATCATCTGCTTCATATTGACCATATCGAATAAGTTCATGAATCAAATAATCCTGCCGCTCACTAGCGGCGGTTATCGTTGATTTTTCAATCAAAAACAATTTCTCCCTTCTTATCCAACCAAACCGGCATCCATCTGCCTGGAAAGGTTTATGAATCTCCCGTATTCCTTGATAAAGCTTGCTTGTATCATGCCGGTCGGACCGTTCCGCTGCTTGGCAAGATCAATTTCAATGATGTTTTTTAGTTCAGAATTTTTGTTGTAGTAATCATCGCGGTACAGAAACATGACGACATCGGCATCTTGTTCAATGCTTCCGGATTCTCTTAAATCGGACATCATCGGCCGCTTATCTTGCCGCTGCTCAACCGCCCTGGATAACTGAGAAAGAAGGATGATAGGGATCTTGAATGCTCGGGCCATTTCCTTCAATTCCGCAGTAATACTCCCGACTTCTAAGTCCCTTCTTTCATACTTCCCTATAGCTCTGATAAGCTGCAGATAGTCGATGATGACCAAATGCTTTTGGTTATCTGGATTTTCTTTTTTCGTCTTTCGAATTTTCGAACGTATATCTGCAAGTGTTTGAGCAGGTTGATCGTGAATGTTGATATTCCATTTTTCATATTCTCCAATGGCTTTCGTTGCATTCTCATAATCGTGATCGCTAAAGAATTTTCGGGGGTTTTTCCACTTCGATCCCTCGATGTTCCCAAGATTGCTGAGCAGGCGGTGAGTCAATTGCTTGTCCGCCATTTCAAGTGAAAAAATGTCGGTCACTCCGCCCTTCTCACAATTTGATTTCCCCATGTGTAATGCAAAAGCGGTTTTTCCCATCGATGGGCGGGCGGCTAACACAATTAAGTCACCATCCTGCCAGCCGCCTGTCATAGCGTTCAAATCGATTAATCCAGTGTTGATACCCGTGATGTCTTCCTTCTCCTCATGCATGTCATTGTAAATCTCCATGAGGACATCCTGTTTCGTTCGAGTTTTTTCAATGCCGATTTCCTGAAGTTCCATTGCTCGTTTGTACAGCTCAGTGACCCCGTCGTCGGTCGGAGTGTTTGCGAACTCAATGGCGGTCTTTTTCATTTCTCGTAATCTATAAGCATCGTAAATCAATGTCTGATAAGCCAAGAAATTGGCGGTGCTGGCCACTGCGCTGCCTAAGTCCGTTAAATATTGAAGGCCGCCTACTTGCTCAACGGAATCGCCTAATTTTGTAACCGTGGTGACCATATCAACGGACTTGCCGAGCTTTTCAACCTCACGCATGGCCTTAAAAATGACTTGATGCCTCGTTTCAGAAAAATGCTCGGGCTGCAGAGACAATTCTTTAATCAGGTCACTTTCTACGAGAATGCAGCCGAGCAGAGCCTGTTCAGCCTCAACGTTTTGGAGAATATTTTGCATGGCGTTCCCACTCTTTCTGTTTTGCTAAAAATTCGTTTTTCTCTGGCTGTCTGACTTTGATCTCAGCAATAGATGGTGGAAATCTGTTATTTAAAATGTGCTCGTCCACTTTCGCGAGAACCGGTTCATATGGCAATTTGCTAAGATGATCAATCCAGAGTTCAATTCGCTTTTTGCCAACATCGCCGGTTAAATCAAATTTTGTATAAGCAGCAGCTATTCTTTGCAGGATCTCCATTGCCTGGTTCACTTTCATGATTATCCCCCCATTTGAATACCGCGCTCTCTGGCGTATTCGGCCAAAGCATCAAAACTGTTCTTGATTTTCTTATTCGGGAACTCTTTGACATTCGATTGCTGTCGCTGAAGCTTGGCCCATCGATCAAGAATGCCTTTTTCACAGTAAGCAAAAGATTTAATGGTATCGGCACGATGTTTCGGCTTGTATTCGTCGAATATTTCATCAATCCATTTCAGAATGTTCTCCAAAGGAATTTGGTCTTTAAGAAGTCTGTTGATTGACTGCGAATCCATAGGCGATAAAAACAAGCTGCCTTTCCGCTGTAAGAATTTGTTTTCAATTTGTTGGAAATCTGAGAGTTTCTCTTCCTCTTCTTCTCTTCTTAAATTCTTTAATTCTTGTTTTTGTTCCGCGATCGTTCCGTAATCGTTCTGCGGTCGTTTCGTTAAAGGTTCATTATCCGTTTCGTGAAACGATTCATCTGTATGGCTAAACCCTTGGTACAATTGATATTTGACGATGGTGAACAGCGTTCCGCTATCCGTTTCGCTAACGGTGATCATTCCGTTTTTCACGAGTTTTTTCACAGAACGTAAAATGGTGCTTTTTGAGACTTTTTTAAACGCCCGTCCTTCTTTAAATTCAAGGTCGTCACATAATTTTGAATAGGATCTTATGTACTGACCTTTTTTTAGCTCTATACCGTTAATTTTTATTCCGTCCTGATGACTTGCCTTTAGCAGAAGTAAGGTGAACAGCCGAAATGTCGTTACATCACTCCATATCTCATGATCAACTATCTTCCGGTGTAGCTTAATCCATCCCTGCACGTCAATCTCCTCCTCTCCGTTTACAAAGAGCTGTCATGCCGCTGATGCGGACTAAATATAAATTAGGCTCACTAGCCCTTAAGTATCCCTCAATATAGGCGCAGAACAATTCAGCCCGGTTAGAAGCCCCTTCCGTCATCCACTTGTAACAGAAGGGAATTGCCACCTTAATCATCGAATGGGAACTCATCCTGCTTGATGTTTATGGGCTCGCCATTGAATGGATCAGCGTCGTCCTGCACGCTTGGTTTTACTTCTTGATTTTCTTCTTTTGTCTGTTCGGGTTCAGGGGCATTGATAACCGGGACATCTGAACTCCCGTGAACTAATTCATCATCATAGACTGACTGTGCTTCTGCTGTTATATCCTTACGAACCGTCTCATCCTGAGAAACTTGTTGCTGAATTTCTATGCTTATCGGAAGGTACTTCCACATACGACGAATGACAGTTTTCTTTGCCATTTCTTCATAGTCAGTTTTCCATGGGCCGTTATCCTTCGATTTACTCCGTTTACGCACGTTTTCAACATCTTGCTTACTGAATACTTCGAATTGATAACCGCCGTCTTTAAAGTGGGCAACTGCATAAACATGAGTCATAGCCCCTCTGTTACCTGTCGCGGGTTTATGGATCAGCTTGGGATGCAACCCCAATTCATAGACAAAATCATCGGCTTCATGGACAGTATGAGCATATATGCTTTGTATATGTCCTGATCGCCTAGCAAGATCAATCATGCCTTTATAACCAATGATGAACTGAACCTCTTTTACCCATTGATCTGGCGCTCCATTTTGACCTTTAATTTTTCTATTGAACGGTACAAGGTAACAGTGTCCTACTATTCCGGGTTCGAGTCCTAACTGGGCAGACTGCATAACTGCACCAAGTAATGAAGCTGGTGAACACTCTTGCAATGCTGGATTGTTTCTAATCGTTGTCAAAACAATTCTTGTTATTCGCTCTGGTGTAATGTGTTTCGGCAAAGCTTTTTGAAGCTCTGGCTGCAGTTTCTTAAGATAACCTGCAATAGTTTTAGGTTCTTCCTCTGACTGTGTTTGAACAGCATTAACTTTATTTGCTAACTGATTACGAATATCTGCGTTTTTAGCCATTTTCTTTAAGCTCCTTTACGCTGAATCTTCTATGAGTTGAAGGTTTAGTGAATTTTTCAAAGAGTTCAGGGTGTTCAGCAGCGAATGCTTTTTTATCAAAACGGATAGCCGTGACAGTTTTCCAGATGACTCGGACATTGCTGGCATTGCCCGTCTCATACTCTCCAAGCATCCCCTTTAATTGGTTTTCTGCCTCTTTCAGCTGTTCTTTTGCTTTTTTCTCTTCGGCCTTGGCCTCTTTATAGCGCTCAATCAGTCCATTCGCCGCAAGAGGCAGTTCTTTTTCATCCTCAAGACCAACGGGGTACATATGAGTTAAAAGTTCTGTGGAAGCCTCAGAACCATCAAACATAGGTGGAATCTCATTCAGGACATGGTTTTCCCAAAATTCCTTTTCAACCTGAATGAGGTATTTGATAAGCTCTTCGTCCCGTTCTACCTTCTTATAAACGAATTTGTTTCCGCCGATTAAAACAGCAATCCACCAAGCTTTAAAACCTGTCACCGCCATATAATGCTGGCATTGGACCAGGTAAGCGTCCGGAACTTCCTCACCATCCCACTCGTTCTTGAGGTATTCTGACGCCGTTTTACATTCTAGACCCACTTGTTCACCAACAATGAGCCTGTCAACATTGGCAAGCATAAAAGAATAATCAGGATGCTGCAGAATGGCCTTGCGACGGCGTACCTTTTTACCCGTCCGCTTTGAAAACTCCCTGGCAACCGTCTCCTCGAGAATATTGCCCCAATATGCTGCCTCGCCTGATGAATCCTCTTTCGGAGCCTGCCCAACCTTATCCAGATAGACAGACATTGGTGTTTTCCACTTACTCAACCCGGCAATGGCCGCGGCGTCAGATCCACCGATACCTGCTCGCCGCGCTTCAAGCCATTCTTCCTCTGTCATGTTCTCTGTTGGCATGTAAACTTGGGCCAGCATCAAACACCCACCCTTCCACGGAAGCTATTCAATTGAAGGTAACGTTCAAACTGTTCCTTTGTATCGAATTGAAAAGCAGGCTTACGGTCTTTCACAGTGATTACACCCTTTACTTCTGATAAACGCCATTGATCAAATCGATCTGAACTAAAACTAATGATTCTATATGGTTTTGCCATGTATTGAAACCTCCTTGTTTTTCACGAGGCATTTTGATAAACTATCATCATAAATCGTGTGTATTGTGAAAGAGCCCTCATCAGCCCTTTCACCACCCACTTGTACAGAGTGGGCTTTTTTATTTGCCCGTATAAAACTCAAATTCAAGCTCCTCTTTTAAGTAGCGCGGCAGGTTATCGATAAAGATGATTTCGCCTTGATTTTTATCAAAGACATAATCATCATGAGCCAGGGATACCTCTTCACCATAAAAATCCCTGACTTTCTCATTCTCTTCTGGAACAGACGCGGGATAGCCCTTACGCTCAATTTGAGTGATGATTGGATGATCCATTCGTCTCCCTCCTCACAATTTGTGCTTGTTTAACGCTTCTGAAAGATCGAGAGCAATCTGTCCCAATGCCTCTTGAAGAACATCCTCGCCTACTTCATCTGAAAATAACTCAGCTCTAGTCTTTGCCGCACAGATAGCCATACGAAGTTCCCCAACAACTTTCGTGGCATGAACCAATTCCTCTACAGAATCAAATGTGGCACCCATAATTTCACCTTCTTTCTGATGCTTGCGCGCATCGTCACAGCCAGGGACGGTATATGGAGGGTATACAAATGGAATGGATACGTCCCCAGCCATGACGACAAGCACAAGCTGGCTTGCCGATTTTCAGATAAAGTTTTATAATGAATTCACAACGTCTTTGGTTGAAGCAGTGAGCGTGCTGGCTTGCTGCTTTTTCATTTCTAAAGCCCTTCTGATATCCGCTTCTACAAGTAAGAGTAGAGCTGGATTTTCTTTCATTTTCTTGCAATCTTCGCGAATCTCTGAGCCTTTCTTTAACTGGCTTACAGTAAAAACAAATTTCATTTAAAACATCCTTTCCAATTTTTCGATTAGTTCTGTAGGAGATTGAGATTGTTCCATAATCTTCATAGCATCCGAAAATTTCCGCTTGTTTTCTCGTAATCTATTAAGCTCGTTATGGGATTTTTGAATATCCCGAATCGCATTTTCTGCTCTTTTCGAATCCCCTTCATGTACTGCTCTAACTAGCATTCTGGCTAACTCCTCGATGCAAATGACCTCGACCATTGCTATTCTCAAATCTGATTCAAGAAACTGATTCATTTTCACGACGTCATCCACCCTCTCGCTCTCCAAGTGATCTGGCGCTTTCGGTAACATTCTTTAAGAGAAATCCCATATTCTTTACAAAGTAAAGCAGCTAAATTTTTAGCCCATGCTTCTACATCAAGAAGCTCTTTTATAGCTTCTATCACACGCTCTTTTTCTTCTGCAGTCACAATTTTTGGGTTCTTTACAAAGCTGACTTCATGAAGGGTTTTAACGATTTCTTGTGCCTCATTGACCATGATTTCTTCAAAAGCCAAACGATGTCTTTCAACACTATCTCCTGAAAAAACAGGCGGCGCACATCCGTCTGAAAAGTGATGTATGATGCCCATTGCAAAGAACGGTTGATCAAATTTCTTTAATGCGATTTCCGCAATATCAATAGGCATTTTTCTGCGATCATTTTTCATATGGCTGACCATTTGTTCAGACACATTCAAATCATCAGCTAATTGACACCCGGTCATCTTCTCAGCTTCAAGTAGATGACGTATTGAACGGCTAATCACTGACATTCGTATTCCTCCTTGATTTTTGTATAGAATCACTTATTTTTATATACAATTAATGGATGTAAGATAATATCAAGCATATTAACCTGTTTGTGATGTTTGTCGATCTAGATTTTGCTCCCTTATGTTTTCTAAAATGTTCTGTTGTTGAAGTCTTTTCCATTCATCAAGCGCCCATTGTTCAAAACGATAACGATTACGCACTTTAAAATGTGGTAATTCTTTTGCTCTTGCCATTTCATAAATAGTGTCAGTTGATATTCCAAGATAAGCAGCAGTTTCTTTAACTGTCATTGGCATTTTCAATTCATCTCCTATGCTATATTTGATTTAAACAACTTTTTGTTGTCTTGTTTCGCAAAAAAAAATATCATTTGGTTTGACATCAAAAACATCAGCAATTGCAAGAGCTAACTCTAATCTAGGTGTTCTCTTGCCTGTCTCAATCATGCCGTAATAACTCACTGTAATATCAAGGTTATGCTTTTCCTTTAACCTTGCAACAACATCCCTTTGGTACCAATCTTTTTCTTCGCGAAGATTGATGAGGTGTTTTCGCTTCATCCTCTCACCTCCAACTTTTTGTTGTTTTCATTTTAAAACAACATTTAGTTGATTGTCAACGCTATTTAGGTAATTTTTTGTTGTTTTTTAATGAAACCCATTTGAATAACCAACAGAAAGTTGTAAAATACTAATCAAATCCAACTAGGAGGTGTTTTCGTTGTCATCATTGCCCGACAGATTAAGACAACTTAGAAAATTACACAATCGTTCACAAGAAGACCTTGCGGAGTACTTGGGCATTAGCAAAAGTGGTTATGGCTATTATGAACAAGGCCGCAACGAACCCTCCCTTGCCACGATAAAAAAACTTGCTAAATACTATAATGTTTCAATCGATTACATAACAGGTGAAGAGGAGAATGAGGCAGAGAAAATATATGAAAGCGACAGTTTTTCTGTGTCTTTTAAAAATGGTGGCGATTTTTCACAAGGCAGCAAGGAAAAAATAATAGACTTTATCAAAATGATTGAAGAGATAGAGAAGGGTCGAAAACCTAAGAAGAGGGATTAATCAACAGGAATCATACTATTTTACCGCGCGGCATTTATTTTGTTGATTCTGATTTCTGGTTGTTTAAATAGATATAACAAATTTTAAAAGGGGACATTACATTGAAAAAAAAAGTGAGCATGTGTTTTGTAGCACTTGCGACACTACTTTCTTTAACAGCATGTGGAAGTAGCAACCAAAACGGAGCAAAAGAAGAACAGCAATCACAAGAAAACAGTAACAGTCACAAAAAAAGTTCCTCATCAATATCTGAAGAGAAACCAGGTGACGTTTTTGAATTAGAAAACGGAAAAGAAATGACCCTTGTAGGCGTCTCAAATAAAGAAGTTTCAGCTTCTACCGGCCCAATAAAAGTAAAAATCAAAAAGGTGCGTACTTCTATCACAAGTGATAAACAAAGCTACATTGAGGTACAACTTGAAACAGAAAACACATCAGATAAAACAGTTGAATTTTTTGCTAACCAAGCAGTACTTACAACAAATACTGGAGAGCAAATAGATAGGGCTTCCAGAGAGTACAGTGATAAAGTCGGAGGAACCTTTAATGGTTCGGTAAAGAAAGAGGGATCCCTTTTCTTCTTTCCCAAAGAGAAAGTAGAAAATATTGATTGGGTCAAGCTATTTATCAAGGGAGCATGTGATGAGAATGTTGATCCAATAGGAGAGAAAATCGAGGTGAAAATAAATCTACAAAAATAAAATTATGCCCATTTTGGGCATTTCTTTTCAACTTAGAATAGAACATATATTCGAGGTGATTTGTATGCAGCATTATAAACTTTCTTATCTTGAAGAAGAAATCCAGAAATTCTACGAAACGATAGGGATTACCCACCCATCACAATTAGACAGGGATGTATTTGCGGAAAACTTGGATATTAGAATTCACTACCTTCAAATGGAAAGCCGGCGCTATTCACGCGATAATATGCATTCAATCATACTTGACAGTCGCCTTGAACGTAGAGAGCAGTGGGCTGATTTTGGTCATGAATTAAAACATATCTTGCACCATGTTGGAGATCAGACAAGAATGTCAAATTTATTTAAAGAGCTTCAAGAAAGGCAAGCAAACAATTTTATGTATCACTTTTGTGTTCCAACATTCATGTTATTAAAAGTTGATTTTCCTGAGCTTCGATCAGCTGCAATAGAGTATGTTGCCGATTTATTTAAAGTTACCTGTGAGTTCTCTGCAAAACGTCTTGAAATATTTGAAAGGAACCTTAACAATCAAAGGTTTCATAGAAGTTTAACCAAAAGAATGCAATCTAACGGAGGTATAGCAGTATGAGCAACTTTCGTCAAGTCAGACCAGGTAAATATGAATTTCGATTAGAATTGGGCTATGATTCATTAGGAAAACGTATTCGAAAGTTTAAAACCCTTCCCTGTAAGAATGATAAAGAAGCCAAGAAAATATTGGCCCGTCTAGAAGTAGATTATATGGATGACAAATTCACAGATGACAATAATATTCGTTTTGAGGAGTTATATAAAAAATGGAAAATCGAGTTTGCTCCTTTTAAACTCGATCCTAATACTCAAGAAACATATGAGTATGTAATTGAAGGTTCAATTTTGCCTGATTTTAAAAATGCAAAAGTTAAAAAAATCAAGGCAAGGGATATCATCCGATTTTTAAATAAATCAAAACAAAATGGTGATGGTCAATATGCCCTTGAAAAGAAACATCGCTGTATAAGAAGTTTATTCACCTATGCAAAACAATTTGAATATGTCACAGAAGACGTTTCCGAAGATGTCCCCAAACCTGCAATAAAACGTAGGCAAAAAGATTTCTACGATGAAAATGAATTATCAGAGGTTTTTGAAGTCATTAAATCACAACTCGACTATCAGAGATTAATGATTATATTAGCTATAACAGGAAGTTTGCGGCGTGGGGAAGTCATGGCAATAGATATGGATACTGATCTTAATTTTGACCTGAACACAATTAGAATCAATAAGTCTGTACAGAGAACTAAAAAACATGGATTAAGAATTAAATCAACTAAAAATGAAGAAGAAAGGATTGTCACCATTGATCCGATTACAATGAAAGAAATATATGACTACCGGAAAAAACGCAAGAAAGAAATAATGAAAATACGAGATGAATACAAAGGTTTTAAGCATGAAAATGGCCAACATATTGATTTGTTATTTGGACATATAGACGGCTCTCCATTCAGCCCAAGGTCAGTTACACAATTCTGGAATAGGATTGTAAAAAGGCACAATCTAAAGAAGATAGCATTTCACGATTTAAGACACTCTGCAGCCTCTTACTTGCTAAGTCAGGGATTTAGTATGAAGGTAATCCAAGAAAGATTGGGACATAAAGATATTTCAACAACAATGAATTTGTATACTCATATCACTAAAGAACTTAATCAAGACGCGGGAAATGCATTTTTGAAAGTAAGAAATTAGACGAAGGCTTATTTGGTCAGTTATTTGGTCAGTTGGAAAAGCACAAAAACAAAAAAAGCTTTCCCCACAATAGGAGAAACCTTGTCATATCAACGTATTCACTTAAGCTTCCAAGCGGGCTCGAAC